CTTAAGCCCTATCCTTGCAGCGGATCCCTTGGTTTTCTTTCGAAAACCTACAATTGTGATGGTCTTTCTTACGAAAGACAAACTGCAACTCACAATTGCTGCACCGGTTGAATATGATCGGTACACAATCAATTTTTCTTCGAAGATCCCTCCTTTTTTGATCCCGGGTTTGGGAATAAATCACAAACCTTACGAGCCACGAGTTCCTTAGCTTTTTTCTTAGCTTCGGCCCTTGTTTCTCGGGATCTTTTTTGGGGGGGATTCGAATCTGGCCTAAGGATAGGACCCGAGTACATTTCTTCAGATTGAGGAGTGCTTTCCAACAATTCGTTGAAGGATTGCACCACTTCCTCTGAGAAATCTACGAAATCCGTAATTTCAGGTAAATCAAACTCTTTGGGAGCGAGAGCTCCCCCTAGACCCTTTTTAAAGAGGTCAAGGTCAAAGGGTTTTGATTTAAAATCTAAATTCACGTATTTCAGGAAATCTTCCTTAATGTTCAGGTCCATTAACTCAACAATATGTTTAGTAGTGGTCTGAGCACTTGGCAAATTCGACATTCTTCGAAGAAATTCTTCTCTAAAAACATCATAGCTAAAGTCCTGTCCTCCTTGAAAAAATCGTTCAAGAAATAAAGAATCGACCTCTTTTTGGAGGTCTTTCTTAATCTTGTGATCTGAACAGGGAATCTGGTAGGTGTGAACAAATGAAAGGCTTGGAAGAGTCCGTATGTCCTGACCCAAAAGGGTATCCCTCAATTTGGGATGAGTCATGCATCTTTTCTGAACGAGACAGATATCTGTTACGTTGAGAAAGTCTTCATGGTACTCCTTGGAATCCACGGCTTCATTAAAAGCCCTTTCTTGTTCACAAACTTCAGCTATAGTTTTCTCTTTTGTCGAAAGATAGGGAATAGAAAGACAGCCGGACATAGGCTTCATCTTTTGGAAGAGATCATGGAGATAACACAGAATTTGTGTTCTCTTAGATTTCTTGGTCAGGGCTTCTTTTCCCCATGAAAAAGATAAACCACCGTGACTGACGGGGACAGAAATGTCCCTAACAGTCCGAGATAGTTTCATCCTATTCACGGATTTGAAAAGCTCCTGAACCTCCATAGATGGAGTCTCTGTCATGTGTAATTCTAAATCCCTAAGGCATTCACCGAGAATTTCCGAGCGACGGTCTAGAACACGTTGCTTTCCAGAGGAAACGACATCTCCATGATGGATCAACTGTGAGTTCACAGTACCAAAATGAGGATGTACGTAGTTCTTTCCTAGAGAAAGTTCGAGGCCGAATTTATCGACCTGATCTTTCCATTTGGAATAGAACACCTTCGGTGCCCGAATCAGAATATCATCCCCATTGATCAAATATTGATCAGGGGATAGACCACTGAATCGAGCAGTGCAATCGTTCAAGAGACAAAGCAGAGGGAATGACAAGAGACTTCCCATCAATTGTCCACTTTTCTGAAGTACCGGGTTAAGACCCGATGATCCAGGATAGACAAGAAGATGAGGAGAGATCTCTTTCATCGCCCACCGTTTTGTCGGTTCATGATCAATAGATTCCAAAATCCCTTGTAGAAGGGCTTTTGAAGCCTCTATCGAAAATGAATCCGTCGCGGCAGAATAGTCTCCAGAAATCCAAACTGAGTTGGGAGCTGAATCATCAAATAACCGCTTCACAGCGGTATTTAGATTATTCGTACCATGAGTTAAGATAAATTGCTTTTCTTCACCCATGGCTTCCCACATGGCCCTCTGAAGGGGTTTCAAACAAAAAGTTTGTCCAATTCCTGCAGTGATTGTCCGGACCTTTAAAGGTTCAACAATCGGAACCACTCGGACCGGTAACGGTCCAGGTGGTGGAAATGCAGAAAAGGATAAACCTTTTCTCGAAACCCCTCCCTCTTCTATCCCTTTCAGGATGGAGGTGGGGAGGCCCGATGATCGAAGTAAGGGAATCAAAGATTCCCCCTTCTCTTCTCGGTTTAGAGTCTTCTGGACCCAATTCCTACGGATATTCTCATGCCATAGTTTCCTCCTGGAATACTCCAGGAGGAGCTCTTTCGAACTCACCACATCGATAGACTTCCAGTGATCTAGGAAGGTTCCTGTCCTCAACCGATCCGTCATCGCTGACGGAAAGGTCAAATAATTACTATCACTAACTTGAGCGTCATAATTTGATCGTTCAAGTTGGGAAGATCCACGACGAGTAAAGTCAGGTTTCTCCTTAAGTGTATAAACACCGGAGTCCTCAACCGTAATCGGGTAGTGGAATCTTCTCCAAAATGAGGTCTGATCAATGATCGGCGAACCGTTCTTTTTATAGACTTGGTTCAGATCTTGATTATACCTCATGTTGGAAGTAGTAATGAGAATTGAGGAAGAAAATTTCATTCCTTTCTCACGGAGATCTGCCATTGGAAGGACATAAGGACAACATGATACTAAGGTTTGGAATTCCTTAACATCATTACCTTCTGTTGATTGACCTAGATCATCAAAGATAGTAATCGGTTGTCCATTGTAGCCATCCCAATGGTCGACGTGGCAAGTTCTCTGGTAAACCAAATCTTTTCCTTTTACACCTGGAAAGAGACAACTCAATACTGCCAAAAATCTAGACAGTACTGAGCTTTTTCCCTTTCCAGGCTGACCGAAGAGACCTATCACAAAAGGTTCTACACGATCATCAGGATCTTCCCCAGAGGGAAGATCCACAAGGTGATCATTGTAGACCAGGTCACCCTTTACCC